CTGGAAGAAAGAGTATTATACTGCTTGTCAGAACTTAGATGATGTTTCGAAAGATATAGCATTTAAAACCTTAGAGGAAGATGTTAATAATACGATAGAAATGTATAGAAATAACATTCGACCCTGGTCAGCTTATATAGATTGTCTAAAAGACGAGAAACGAGAACGCGCTAAAGCCCTTAAAGGTTCTACGCGTATGTTTTCAGCTTGTTCTTTTAACAAGATATTGCTGATCGGCAGAATGTATTTTGGCTCTTTTATGTCAATGTTTACTAGACTGAATATTAAATTAGGTCATGGCATTGGTTTAAATCCTTATAGCAAAGACTGGGATGTTATGTCTCGTGAATTGATGAGATTTGTCGATAGACAAGGTTTATCAAAGTTTGGCGCCGGCGACTATAGTAAGTTCGACGGCAGCGAAACTCAGGCTATTTTATGGCTTGTTTACGATATCATCGCAAGATGGTATGGTCCTTCTGACCAAGAAGCTAATATGATACGCCAGTTTATATGGAGTGAAGTTGTTAATTCAATACACCTTAATGCTGGAAATATATTTGAATGGGACTCCTCTTTACCGAGTGGATGTTGGCTTACTGCATTAATTAATTCAATTTATAATCATATTAGTTTTCGCGTTGCTTTTCAATTTGCCGATCATGACATTAAAACATTTAATTCCAATGTAGTACTTTATGTGCTTGGAGACGATAATGTATTTTCTGTTTCAGCAGATTTAGAAGACACTTTTAACGAATTGACTTTACCAGGCTTGATGGCCAAATTAGGAATGAGTTATACTACAGAATCTAAAGGCGTGGCTCTTACAAAGTTCAGGCGTCTAGAAGATATAGAATTTCTGAAACGTAGTTTTAGATATGACCCTAAACTTAATAGATGGGTCGCTCCTATACAGATCAAATCCATTGCAGAAATGCTTAATTGGACTCAGAAAGGTATTTTAGGAGATACGATTGCCGTAGATAATGTAGGTTCTGCCATAAAGGAATTTTCCCTACATGGTAAGAAAGTTTTCGACGAATGGGTACCACCTTTGTTAGAACTTAAAACTATTTATTATCCTGATATTAATCCTAATACCCCATTCCACTTTACTTTTGAGACAGCCTATAAAGATGTCCTCAAAACTGAGTGGTGCCTATAATATACCCAAAGTTGGTGAAACTTTAAAATCATCACTCTTCGTTCCTAAGCGAAAACAAGTAAATTTAGGAAATGTCCTGGTATGACATTAAACTACCACCTAGTCCCAAAGACAACATTTGATGTGATCTTGCTTATTTAATAATTATAACTAATCTATGAGTACTGCTATCAGATGATTATCCTGCTCTCTTTAGAGAACAACAGGAAAGGCACTCCCTTAAACAAATCTAGTTATTCCCCTGTATTATTTTGATTCAACTCTTACAGGTTACAAATAGAATTGCTATCCCAATGAACAATACTACTAATGCGAAAGACATTCAAATGTCGATTAACAGTAATTCCTCGTTATTACATGTACAAACGAGCGGGGGTCCCACACCTGACGTGGTCAATGATACCCTGGTAACCGAAGGCGCCAGTACAATGAAGGAAGCTACAACTACTTTTATTGATGATGCTTTAACAGTAAAAATGGATGAATCTATGAATTCACACGTTGACACCGCGATTATCAATATGTTAGACACTCAAGCTACAGAGCAAACTATACAACAGTTCTTAGCTAAGCCTATCATAGTTCAACAAGGATCTTTTAACATTACAGATACTTACTCCTTTTTGAATTCAACTCCTATACCCGAGTCAATATTTAATTCCACCCCAGGACAGATGTGGCTCAAGAAATTGGATGGTATTTTCGGAATCCGTATGGACATCCGTTTCCGTCTCGTTGTAAATGCGAATCCTTTTCAACAAGGTCGATATATGATGGGATGGGTTCCTCTTGCAGGTTCCACACCTACCGTCTCTCAATTTAAACAATTAGCTAGAAATAATCAAATGATGGCTACATTGGTGCAACGAACAACAGTTCCACACGTTGAATTGGATATTAGTTCACAGACCTCCTGTGAATTACTTATTCCTTTTCAATCAGTCCAAGGATTTTATCCTATGAGTTCTGTTCTTTCGGCGACAAATGTAGGAGTCCTTGGTTATCTAAATCTATACCCTTATTCCCCTTTAGTAGCACCAACTGGTTCCACCACAGCTTCTTACACGCTTTATGCATCGTTCGAGAATGTGAAATTGGTTGGCGCTGCCGCCCCGCAATCTGGTATCTCTGATAAAGAAGTTTCTTCTAAACAGAATGGTCCAATTAGTGGAGTTGCACGTGCTTTTGCTAAAGGTTTCAAGGAATTCTCACATATACCACTGCTTTCCTCTTATGCTTCCAATATTTCTTGGATTGCTGATAGAATTGCAGTTACCGCCTCAGTATTTGGCTTCAGTAAACCCACGCAAGGTGATACTTTAGTTAAATATCAGAGGTTGAATGCACCTTCACATACTAATGTAGATGGTGATTCAGACGCTCGATCGTTATCCTTTCTTTCCAAACCAGGTGTTAAATTACTTGATGGATTGAGTGGTACGACCTACGACGAGATGGACTTTGCGTACATTGTACGGAAATATGCCTACTATCAACAGTTTACCTTTCCTGAATCGGCCGCTGTAGGTAATTTAGTTAATATTCCAGTCAGTGTTAATAAATCACTTGGAGCTTTTCCACTGATTCATTTTACTCCAGTCTCCTTCGTAGCTAATATGTTTACATATTGGCGAGGTTCTCTGAAATTTAAATTCAAGTTAGTGAAGACTCCATTTCACTCCGGGAGGTTAGCCTTTACCTTCTACCCTACTGACGAGATTACTAATATAGGTGCTCCCTGGTATGCCAATCGCATGATATTAGATATCCGAGAAGCAACAGAGATCGAACTTATCATCCCGTATATTAGTAGGAACCCTTATACTTTCATTGGTACCAATGTAGGTCAATTAGCAGTAGATGTTATTGATCCGTTGGTTGCCCCTGCTTCTGTCTCTAATACGATCACTATATTGTGTGAAATAGCCGGAGGTGATGATTTAGAATTTGCTATACCAGCATCTTTTGAATTCACTCCCATAAACGCTGTTCCTCAGTCTGGTCTTAATAAAGACTCACAACTCGTTTCAGCCACCATTGGTTCTAGTTCTGTATCAGGCGATCCCCACGTTTTCTCAGGAATATCGATGGGTGACAAAATTTCCTCTTTGAGGGTCTTTCTTAAGCGATATACACCTATACAACTTAATGATGCGTCACTTTCCTCCACAGTACAACTTAATGGTGCGTGTTTATTCATGCGTCCAGATATGATTAGAAGTTTGCCTGTCGGAACTATACCAGCCTATATCCATAAAGCTGATTTTGTTTCAATAGTTGCTTCTTGTTATGCTATGTGGAGAGGTGGAATTCGTGTTAGAGATGTGATTGATAATGGAATGTTAAGTGGTCTTCTTAGCGTCTCTCCTTACTCGAATGGAGACGCTAGCAATGGCTCAACTGTTACGTATTTGCAAACTAACAATAACCAATTCGGGTCCTCAGATGTACTATATTCAACTGATACCCCGGGCATTACAGCCCTCTTGAACTATCCAAAAGTCATACAGAACATTAATCAAAATAATGTTGTGTCATTGGAAGTTCCCCAATACACCCCGACCTTTGCTAGGAACGTTGTAGATTGTATTTATACATCGACCACGTCTTATCAGCAGATGGCTTCAGGTACGTCTTCAGCAGTTACTGCTGGATTTCTGACCATTGCTCTTCCTAGCAGCACTACGACAGGCTTGACACCACGTAGTGGACACCAATTGCATAATGTGTCCCGGTCTATAGCAGATGATGGAGATTTTTCAGTCTTTATCGCTGTGCCACCTTTACAGTTTGTACCGCAGGTTTCTACCTCGCCGGCTATAAACTTGTATTAAGTCAAACAACAAAAGCAATCTACCGTTAGAGGTTTAGTAGGTTGCAGCCAGTTAAGTTCTCCTCATCACAAGGAACTAACTGTTGCGGGAGTAAAATTACTCGTATTAATTCGGAAGATATTCATCAGACCAAAGCTATTATACGGGTGGTTCCCGTATTATAGCCTTTGCTCGGATGCCAGACAAGAAACTGGTCTCTTTGCCGAGTGGACTTCTAGTTATTTATAAAATGCTAGCTAGTGCACATTTCTTACATGCAAAA